CTCAACTACTTGCCCTACCAGCTTATCCAAAGCCAGCTGGCTGATGCCGAATTCCTGCGCCCAGCCCATTACCGTATTTCTTACAGGATCGTCTTCGGGAATTGAACCAAATGCGCTGGTATCGTATTTACCATCGGCTGGTGGTTTGTGTTTGCCTTGGCTGATCTGCTTTCTGAGATCGCCCCAGCTTTTTGCTATTGCCTCCAAGTCTGGCTCGGACTCGTCTTTCTTCCAGAAGTTTTCAGGCCACCAGTCTGGACGTTCTAGAGGACTATCATCATCCTCTGGTGTCGCTGCTTTATGTTCTACTGCTGTGGCTACTGGATTAGCTTGGCTTTGTGTATCGTCAGTTGCGGTTGCACCATCCAATAGGCCAGCATCACTGCTGGGTTGGTTGTCTTCCATTATTTTCCTTTGGTTTGAGAGAGCGTTTTATTCTCGCCTCTATATCACGCACCACACTATTTTGTCCTTCCCTGTAATAAGCATAGGAAGAGTCGCAGTCTGGTGTGGCTACAGGCTGCTCCAACAAGGTAGAACGTAGCCACCTCATTAACTTTTGTCCGTCCTCGGTAGTCATTACCTTGGCACATAACATATCCAGATCATCAGACATTTGTGTCGCAACACGAATGTCAGTAGGTAGTTCATCAAAATCATCCCACCCAGCCATTAAACCATACCCCCACCTTGCACAGCTTTACCTACTGCTTGAGCAGCAGCGTCTGGATTAGCAGCTGCAAACTGCTGTGCCATTTGTGCTGCTTTCTGCATCTCCATTGCTCGCTCTTCTGGTGAATAGCGCAAGCTTGCAGGTACACCAAGCTTCTCAGCGATCATATCCATTGCTTCACCTTTCTTCAAAGCGAATTGCGCTTCCTGTCCAAAGCTTGCAGTGATCTGTGCGTATTGCATAATGTTCTGGATCTCTTCCATATTCTGCGACATAGCTAGTGGTGAAGTAGGCATTACACGAACTTCTAAACCATTAACTCGCAGTGGCATATCGATCAATCCACGATCATCCATTACCTGCAAAATCTTTTCTACTAGTGGAATCATCGTCTCATTAATCAAACGACCAAATGCAGAGCCAAGATTTTGTGATAACTCTTTCATGCGCTCTACTACCTCAGTAGCAGATCTTGCACTCATGTTATCTGGTGGTAGTGACTCATCAAGCAGTATGCGTTTAATGTTTTGTTGCAGATCATTGATGACCAACTGCGACACATTAAAGTCACCAGATCTTGGTAATGCTTTTAATGATTCGCCCTGTGGACCACCGTTACGAGCTACTGGAATAATCGCACCAGCAACGATACGAATTGTTGCAGGATTTATGACACCATCATCAGCGGCAGTGTAAACACCAGAAATTGCGAGCGCTGCATTTTTTAATAACAGCTCTTTTGTTTTGTTTAAAGTTTTAATATCTGGCAGTGCTGTGATAACGGGACCACGACCATAGATTTCACCAGCTACTTTCATGTAACGTGATACAACCCAAGGTGAAACCTTAATTGTGCGATTTACAATTTTAGTTTTAGATTCTTTATGAATGACACAGTAAGAATAGTCACCACGCTTTTGATCAAATATAGTTGCCTCAACTAGTTCTACTTCCTCAGTAGGTTTTTCTTCTACTAATCTAGCTAATTGACCAGTGATCTCTGCATCAGACCATTGACGCTGAATTGCTTCAGCCTTAATACGCATACGTCTGTATACGTTATCGACTGCACCGTTTGCACCCTCTTCAATTGCTACTAGATACTGTGGTACTGGTACAAAGTTAATAGGATTAACATCATCACCAGACTGCACCATCATCACAGCAGTACCAACTGACAGATCAAGCAAGAACTCACCGATAGCTATATCAAAGTTTGATTGCTTGATTACAGAAAACATCTTGTCTAGGTAAACATCTAGAGCAAGTTGCGCCTCCATCTTACGATCTGGTGGTATATCTGTACCAGCCTCAAGCTTGCACCACTTGCGCTGTGGTGGGAATATGCCAGACTGCATACGGTTAGCAAAGCGCTGCACAGAGTTGATAGCGGTAGAGTCAAACACTCGCACCATCTTTTTCTGTCCACCTACTTTACCTTCCCAGTACCCGTCATACAGATTGCGCTGTGGAAGAGCAAACTCATACGCATCCTCATACAATGCACGAAAGTCATCCTTGCGTCTTAGCGCTATGTCGTGTCGTTTAAGAATATCTTCCGCAGATAATTTTGATGTGTATTTAGTAGCCATAATTTACCTTTATTCGTACCACTCTAGTGCTAAATGAGCAGCATGAGAAGTTCCGTTTACATTAGTTAGCCTAAACAAGTATGTAGTTAATGGTTTTAATACATACTCTAGAGATCCAGCTGTGCCACCACCTGATTTCTTACCTGCACCTCCAGCAATAATCTGTGCATCAATTTCAGTACCTAATGCTGTTACAGTAGGTGAAATGATCATTGCTATCTGGCTAGTATTGGTAAGTGCGTAATTTCTATTTCTATTTATTGGAGTAAATGAAGTGCCACCAGTTGCACTAGCTCCTTCATAGATATAAAGTTCCGCATCACCTAAACACATAGCATCAATAGTTATATGCGGATACACACCAGCAGGAGCAGCGAGAGCAATATCCAAACTAGCGCCAGCTGCTAATGGCGCACTATCTGGATACATTTTGTAAGCAAAGAATGCACGACCATCGTGATTGCGCTGATGGTTTACGTCCACCATAATCAATGGCGCATCAGATCCTGCGACTACATAAGTGCCAGCATTATTCTTTTGCGCTAACGTAACAAATCTAGACTTGGTAGTTAGTGACTCAAGTTCTACTGGAGTTGTAGCCATCAATCATCCTCGTCTTCTAACTCAGCAGCCTTTTTAAAGTCCATTTCATTAGGCTTACTTCTGCCAGACTTCTGAGCAAGCATCTTTGCTACTTTCTTTTGAAAAGCAGTTGGCGCTGACTTTTCTTCTTTGTCATGCTTGTTGCCTTCCATCTCAACTTCTAGAGAAAATTTCATATTATTTCTTCTTTGGTTTCATTGCGGTTTTAGCTGCTTTCTTAAATGCAGCATCAGTAGGAGCGCCCCACTCGATGATTTCAGTTTGCCGGATTTATACTCACGCATAACCTTGGCAACTTTCTTTTTCATCTTATCCATATCAGCCGCCTAGCGTATCTTTCAAACCTTCTTCGCCATCCATACGCTCAGTAGATAACAATGCACGAGCGCCACCACGCTGACGAGCTTTCATACCAGATTGCTGCTTCTCCAGCATATCTCGCTTTTCTGCTTCAGTCTGCGCTCTCATTCGTGCTGTTTCTTTTTGTTGCTCTGCCATTGCAGCTGCTGCACCACCGTCACCACCACCACCGAACATTCCACCCATGATTAAACCCTCGCTAAAATATAAGTATCCGCACCGTCAGGACTATATTTTTTCATTAGTCCTTCGATCTCAAAACCAAGGTACTCTGCCCAGCGTAATGCCCTCGGCTCATCGGATCTTACCGTAAGTTGTAGCCTATGCAATGAGAGCGATTGCGCCACGATATCGCTAAATGACTTAGCGACTATAGTTAGCTGCTTGGGATAGCGTCTGGCATCGTCAGATATGATTGACCACATCTCAGCCACACCAGTCCACAGCACAATGCAGCCAAACATTGCCACAGGTTTACCATGAACTAGCGCAGTGACTGCGAGTCCGAGCCTAGCTTGCATCTCTAGCATGGTATCCATAGAGACAGCCTTCGCAAATGGCAGCTGATCCTCTGTAATTCTCATGTGATGTAGGTGGCTGGGAACCATTGGTATGTAGCACACCCCAGCCTTTCTAGGTAATCGCTCGTTTAACTCGATTATGTTGATCATTCAAACGGATCAAAGTCTGAATTAGCAATAGTCTGTACCACTATCGTATTTTGTAGGTGTTGCGGCTTGGTTAATCGCTTATGTTCACCGCCACCCAGCAGCAAGTAGCCAAATGCGTCACCAACGTGGTAATGCTCGTTCTTATTTGGCGCATCTCTGAACCGTTCATGACCTGCACCCACAGCAATACGCTTAAAGTGGTAGCCACCAGCAAGCGCTTTACGCAATAACTTGCACCGAGTGTTGACCATCAACCCAGCTTTACCCTGAATCAGCCTTTGCATCGGCATAGCAGCTGCTTCTCTACGTACCTTAAAGTCGTTTGATGGCGCTGGTTGTGCGCGCAAACCCAATGTACGCAGGTAGTCAAAGCTTGTTACCTCGTAAATCGCATCACGAGCCATACCTGCCGGATCGCCCCACAGCAATACTTGGAAGTTTGGGTACTTTGCGTTTAACTCTGCCAGCAGTTGCTGACCAAAACGCTCCAAACCCATGTCTTCAGTGACGATCTCGTCCAGAATATTCCACCTACCATTAGGCAAACGCTGACCAATGACAGCAGCTGGTGTCAAACCAAAGTCAAGACCTACCTGTATAGCCTGAGTTGGATCCACATTTACATCACCAGACATCATGGAGTCATCATATTCCTGCCAGACTGGCTTACCTTCTTGCACATAGACATATTGTCCACCAGCGTAGCAGCGGATCCAGTCTAAATTTTTACCTAATAGCATTTGCTGGTAGTAGCCAGCAGGTAAGTTCTTAATATTTTCTGCTTTAGGGTTTAGCTTCCACCACTTTCCGGCTGCAAAAATATGATCATTCGCCTCTGGATTGTCTGGCAACTCAGCTGGATTAACTTCAACTACACCACCTTCCTGCTTGAAGAACTTCCAAGCATACTTTCCAGTCATCTTTTCTTTTTCTGCTAACCGATACCAGTAGTGATCATCATCCATGGGATTCGTATCCATCCATATACCGTGCCAACTACTCCCACCGTCACGCTTAGTAGGATACCTGCCAACCCTGTGAGTAAGACCATCAATAACGGCTTTAGGTAGTTCTCTTGCTTCATTGACCCACGCTCCTGTAAGTTCTAAGGACAGCAATTTTCTTACGTCCTTTGGTTGATCAAGCGCCAAAAATATAACTTCGCAATCCACCCCAGCCGCACCATCTCTGGCTGGCAGCCTGATGTGATGTGTAATCGGTGGAGTCCAAAGCAGACTGCCAAATGTATTCTCAGGAAACAGATCCAACCACGTTTTAATCGTAGTGGTCTTTAGCATTGGATAGCTGTTTCGTACTATCGCCCAGCGTGAGTAGCGGATATTGTCTATAGGGCTGGGTTTTTGCTGGATAGCCTTAATAAATATCTTGGCTGCACAGGCATATGACTTGCCACTACCAACTGGACCCATTAAGCCTTGGACGAAATTATCCGACTGCATGAACTCCCACACTTTTGGCGAGTCCGAAAAGTCTAAGTTGATACCAATATCTGGTACTGCCTTACCGCTAGTTTCCTTAGTCTTCATCGTTTACATCAATCACTGTAGGCGCTTTGATATTGATACCAATCACGCTAGGTTTATCGCCATTATCACCACCGTCTAGCAGACCAGAGGCTTTAGCTAACAGCCTGAGAACTTGTACTTTATCGTGCAGCTCAATCTCGATGTATGAGTTACCGTCACGATCTGTTCTTGAGGTAAGCTTTTTGATTGCGTGTAATGCGTGTTCGGGGATATCTCTACTAGCTTTGACGGTAACATTGCCATTAGAGTCCCATTCCATGATATCTGATAGCTTGGTATTAGCCATTGATAGTAGTGCATATGCGACAGCCTCCCGATTAGCCTCCAAAGTGCCGGATCTCTCCAGCCTTTTCTGGATGAGACGCACACCACCATAGTTCTTCAATGGCGGTATCTGGTTTGGAAACTTCTCTTTTTCTTTTTTAGTAGCCATAAATAGGATAGGTACTCGCTACGTCCAGCACCCTTACACGCACAAATATGGCTTCAAATCCATATACTTCATGCAAGGTATCTTACGCTGACATCCGCTTTCCCTAAAACTGTCTCCTCTTCC